CTAAGCATCCACGTTCTAACCCCCATCAAGTCTCCCTCTACTACTACTAACGATTTTACTCTTACCTTTGCTCTTTTAGCCCCACTTTCAATCGCATACAAAAGATCCGGCGCTTTTACTGTGGGGATAAAAAAACTATCTCCGGGTTCCATAGATGAAAACGGCAACACCCATTCAGGATCATTGTGTAGCCGCATTTTTTATCTCAACTTTTGCACCTAATGTGCTTATTGCAATTTTATACACTGACGTAGCTGCTTTAGAAACGTCTTGCCATCCAGCTGTCATGCGTTGTTTTACGTCGTTTCCAACTTGAATGTCTACCCCCAGTAGTTTCATTTGATAAACAAACTCTTTAGTACTTATAGTAAGCTCAGCTAAATGCTGATCAAAGTCTCGCTTGGATAAGTAGATAAAGTTTTTGTCGTGGTCTATGCGAATAGTAAGTTGTCTATCAGGAGCCGACTCCATCTTACCGTCTCTAAATACAAGTTGCTTATCTAGATTGGTATTCATATAAGTATCTAAAATATCTTCATAGTCTTGATCATTAATTTTAACTACTTCATCTCTAATAGTAATCATCTCACCAATAATAAATTTATAAATCCTTTCAACGTCCACCGTTAGAATATTAGACTCATTTATAATCTCTCCCGCAGTCATAGTCACGGCTACTAAATTTTCATAGAAACGATATGCAGTATCATTACCAAAATCTTCTACAAAACGTTGCTCCCATTTAGCGAGGTTGGCTTTAATTTTAGGAATATCCCCATAAGCATAAACTGCTTTTACAAAATCAGGACCGGCCCACCCATAGTCAGAGTTAAACACATCAAAGATTTCTTTACCAATACGCGCATTGTCCATAAATGCTTTAGGTTTTCGGACTGTAAATTCAATCAACCTAGCCGCCTCTCCATTAGGGTTAGACCTAAGCTGTTTTAATTTATCAATTAATGAGTGATTAGAAGTTAGTATCGCTATCACAGATGCGGGGGCTTCTACATTACGTTCTTGGTTAGACGATGCTTGCATCCTAAGCTTTGCTTTTCCAGAAGATACACCCAAAACAAAATCAGAAATGTGGTACGCACTCCTATTGCCTACTTCATCCCACCCTACAGGTAAGCTGTGCAGTGTCAAAAATCTTTGTTGTAAAGCTAATGGGGTAGTAGTCGTGGCATATACATTTTCCGGTTCTCCCCATATACTAGTCGCCGCTTTCAGTGCCCCTGTTTTGGCTGAACCTGATTCTCCTGTCAAAGAAATTGCAACGCCTGACGTAGAAGAAAACTCCATCAAGATAGAACCAAAACCACACAGCATAGTAAACATATGCATCTCTAATCCGTTTTGGTTAAGCTTCTGTGCTGCAGTTCTCCAATTATTATACGTACCGCTTTGTGTTAAGAAGGGGGCAATAGTTTGAGCCAGGTTAGAAATAGGAGTGTCTTTCTCCGTACCATCCCTTCTTAATTCCTTTCTCCCTAAAACAAACGAACTCTTGTCTTGGTTCCAACCCATCTGATCATACATGGTGTCAAGCTTGCCCTTACGTTGCATATCTGTTGCGTAGTCTATAAAATATTTCATAATGTAATCCTCTTGTTGTTTGGATTGATAATAAATTCCCTGACTTGTTAATATTTTTCTTAACTCTGTAGGATCGTATACTGTCTTCATGGGCAGGATAAATTCTAATAGCCCGTCGTGCGGGTGATACACATTAACGAGTAAACAGTTTTTATCTATAGAGCTTTTTAAATGTTTGACTACAAGCATTTCATAGTCGTATATTAGTATCTGATCCTCAAAAGATGCCCCTCCTTTTTTATCGTGTACTGTAACAGTCCTGTATACCCCTCCATGATTTTTCCCTATCCAATAGCCTTTATCATCTAAAGTTTGAGGTAATCTGTTTTTCTCTTTTTTAGGTATTGTAATAACCTCGCCCTCTATTGCAGCTGCCTCAACTACCTCCGCTTTGATAGGCACCTTACATAACTGCAATGGAGTAGAAATCTTCTTCCAATGAGGACACTTCGTACAAATGCCGGGGTTGTTATTATCTATGTCTGCGCATGTGTGGGGTTTACCTTGAGTAGATAAAGATTTTTCTTCTGTCTCTTCGTAGGAGTATCCCGGATGATCTTTAGATAATATATGAACCCATTTGTCTCGGTCTACAGAGTTTTGAATAAGCGATACAACTCGCCACCACACAGGTTCGGGTGCACTCTTAACATTATCAATATAGTATTTTACTTGAGCACAACCTTGATCATTTTCTTTAATGCTGTTTTTTAATAACACCTCAAACTTGTTTTCAATGTTTCCATACTTTAGTTTTTTCTCTTCTTCAGTAAAACTCTGTTGTGTCACTAACTCTTCAAGCGGAACTTCTTTACTCTCAATGCAACTCATAATACGTTTGAGTTCGTATACAGGTGCATCCTTTAGTATCAAGGTAGGTCTGGGAGGTTCTGATTTATAATTGTTTGTGTCGGGGCATCTTAAGATGCGTGCCGAATCTGCAGTTACAGAAGGATCAATCTTCAACCCCATGCTTATACAAAACTTTTTAAGTCTTTCAGCTAATGGTTTCCATTCTTTCCCTGTAAGCTGATGTTTCAAAAACCAATACACGTGTATGCCATTACCACTATTTACAATAGCAGGCATAGGTAACTGAGTCTTCTCAATAAAATCACCTAACGCTAGTAGCGCTTCTTTTTGAGATGCGTATTCTTTATTCTCACCTACATCTAAATCAAGATAAAAAGATTTAATAAATTTAGTACGAGCCGCTTCACGCTTTTGAGTTTCAAAAGTGCCCATAGCAATAAAAGTATTGTGGTGTTCTTTGTACTTGTCTATTAAATTAACGGCTTCATCTAGAGTTTGTGCGAATGCTTGATTAAAAAGTTTTGTGTTTGGTTTATTATAAGCTATGCAATAAATACCTTCATCGGGTAATGCTTTGCTATAAAATTCGTTTAACATATTTGCCTTTACTTTTTTAGTCGATAAGACGCCCCCACACTAATGTGCGGTTTTTTAAAACCTTCGGAGCGTTATCTATTCTACTCTTATCGGATTAATCTTCAACCCCTAATTTAGGGACTATTTTAGTATTTAAAAATTCTTTAGCTAATTTTAAATGCGACAACGGCAGAGTATCTGTATGATTCTCAAACTGATCATCCCACGCTTCATTAAGTGCTTTTAGAAATTTTTTAATTTTAGTACAGTTCTTGTCTCTAATAGGAGAGCCTCGGAACCAACTATGAATAGTCATCCGAGACACCTCAAAAACTTTAGCGACTTCAGTGATAGGAAGGTCTGCATTTACACAGGCCTTCGCTAACTGAACTCCGGGTCTATCTTTGTCAAAAGTATTAAGCTCTATTAAAAACTCTGGGCTATATTTTTTTGGCATAGTTATTCCTCTGCAAACTGTTTAAGAATATCTGCCAAATCATCAGCAGGTTTAGGCGGTATTTTGCCATCAGATCTAACTACTGGTTCATCTTCTTTAACAACAGGCGCTTCTTCTGTAGCTGTCACTTCTTCAAAAGTCTCAGGAGCCTTATGCTCATAGCCGGCAACTGCTTCAAAGCCAAAGCGATCAGCGCTACCTGAGCCACCTTCAACATACTGAATAACTTGGACGGCTCTAAGTCTTAAAGCGACTCCGGCGCCAATCAAAGGGGTGTAGTATGCGGCAACTGAACCATTTACTTTTAACTCCGAGCCACCCCAAATATTACTGTCTATCATAGGGATACCCTTAGCATCAAAGATAGCTGGCTTGTACGCTGCTTTTGATTTAAACTTAAGTATGATGTTACCAGTAGGTTGGCCGGCATCATCAAGCTCTTCGGAAAATGGAGGGGGTGCTTTCTTAATTTCAGCCCCCTTCGCTTTCTTAACTTCTTTTTCATAGTTCTCAGCATACACTTGGTTAATTAATTTTAACGCAGGTAATGCCTCTTCTTTGGCTATAATGAGATTTACTTTATAGTCGCCCTCTTCCGAAAATTTAGTATCCGGTTTAGATAACCAAGGGTATTGCGCAACACCTTGAGGTGTTGTAAATGTTACAGGCTGTTGAGCCATAGTCATTCTCCTTATTTACTAGTTGGTTTACGTACAGTTATTTTAAACTCTCTCATCGTACTGATACCAGGAGGGAGACCCTCCTCCTCTCGTGTACTTAAAAACTCTCTAAAGTTCGACTGACTGATGCGTTGCTGTAATAACTCCAAAGCTTGGTTTTCTAATACATAAGATTTAAAGTTATCCCAATCCCCGCATACAAAGTTTTCTTTAAGGGTTTTAATAATCGTACCGCTTTCGGTGCGTAATGTTTCTGCACCAATGTGATCACAAGTTTCTAGCATGGCACTCTCTAATCTATTCATCTGATCTTTGAGTTCACTATCCTCTTGTTGATATTTCTTAGCTAACTTATCTCGCTCTAATCTAATAGCCAAATAAGCTTTCACTAAGGAATCTACTTTTACTTCGCTCATAGTCCTATCTCCTCTCTATATAAATCCACTAAATTCATATGCCTATCTACTTTACCTTGTAGCATTGCATACATCCTCTTCTCAATTGCCGAACCCTGTAAGTGTACTACTGTCATCTTGTTCTTTTGTCCCACTCGATCAATCCGCGCTATACATTGTATGTAGACCTCAACACTCATCACAGGAGACCAAAACACTACAGTGTCTGCTCGTGTAAGCGTGATGCCATGCGCTACGGTTTGTGGTTGTAAGACCAAGACTCTTGGGTCGTTGGCATTTTGAAACTCTTTAATAATTTGTGTGCGATTGTGGGCCGACACACTCCCATGAATAATTTGTGTAGTAATGTTATGTTCTTCTAAATGTTGTGCCACTATATCTATAGTGTGTCGATATGGTACAAATACCAAAAGCTTATGCGCTGTTTGTTCTATAGTATCTACAAGTTCTCTAAGTCTAGGTTTAATATCAAACTGCACAACTTGATGGTCGTCAGTATATACTGCGCCTCCAGAAATCTGTAATAGTTTTGTCATGGCTGCGGCTGCATTTACTGAAGTTATCTCTTGCCCGGCTGCTTCAATAATCATTTCTTTCTTTAATTTCTTATAGTATCTCTCTACTTGTGGCGTAAGCGGTATCTCTCTTGTTTGATAAGTTACGTCCGGCAAATCAAGGCAATCATTTTTAGCAAAACGTATGGCAGGTTGCAAGGCATTGAACACTACCTCTTGGCTATTCTGTTTAGGCATCCACTTAAATCTAGTAATTTGATTCATAACTTTATCGCGCCATGCCGTTTTAAATTTAGGCACGCGGTCAGGGCATACTAATCGAGCCAAGCCAAATGCATCTTCCGGAGATTGAGATGCCGGAGTTCCAGTCATCATCCACAATCGTGTTTCAGGTTTAAGTATCTTCGCTAAAGTTTTCCATCGTTTAGTCGTCACAGACTTGTAGGCATTCGCTTCGTCTACTACAATCAAATCAAAATTAGCTTTAGCAATATCGTCTCTAACAATGTTTACTCCATCGTAATTAATAATTACAAATTCATATTGAGTGTTATTAATAATCGCGCGTCGATCTTCAGCAGAACCATAAGCCACACCCGGAGTTCTATGTATACAGGTATTGTATATATCGTTTTTCCACGCTGATGTCATGATTGATAGTGGGCAAATTACCAAGACTCTTTTGATCTTACCCTCATTCATTAAGTAATCAGATGCCCACAAGACACTAGATGTTTTGCCTGTACCGGCCTCGTTAAAACAAAAACCTCTGCGATTTACACTAAAAAATTCAGACGTAGTTTTTTGATGGTCGAACGGATGAAATCTACCGGACCATTTATAATCTCTAACAATAGGTGAGGGTGGGAATTTTTTAAAGTTTAATAAATCAGATAATAACGTCATCTCATCTAGACCCCATCGAATAACGACGTCTGATAAAGTTTCGCGCTCTTCTAATACTTTAAATTTTTCGACGTGCTTTTGTATCACAGGCACCACTGCGTTTGGCACTGTTAATTTAACAGCTACGTTTTCTAATATTTCCATAATGTCCTCTCATTGAAATAACAGTATGGACGCTATTTAAATACAAGTCAAGCTATATTTTATTTATTTGCTAGGTATTGTTTATTTTTTATTGAGCTGTCTGAATTTCTTTTGAACGATCGGTTTTTAGATTTTGATTGAACTGTGTAACCGTCTTTGTTGCTGCCGCCTTTTGATAGAGGTTTTTTGTGAGCTAAATCTTTACCTTCCCTCTTGTCTGCCACGCCATTACCGTTAGCATCTTTACCGTTCTTATCTACTTTGCGTCTAAGCTTTTGGCGCTCCATGCGATTAGAATGTTCTTCACGATTCTTTTGTTGCTGATACTCTTTCTTATAAGGTCTTTTCTTATTTACATACGCCATGATTAGCTACCTCTTTACACCAAAAAATAAATTCTTCTACTTCCATGTTACCTCGAAAGGAGTTCACGGCTCTACAAACTATCTGTATATTATCGTAATTATACTCTTTTCCCGCATGAATTCTATCTATACTTGCATTAGTCTGTATAACTTTTCCTCGCACTCGGATACACGTAAGTTCTCTCCCAGACAGCGCGCACTTATAATCTTGCTCTGCCACTTTGTATATCAACTGATCAGTGGTTAAAGTTGAGTCTTTCTTTTTAGACAGCAGATGTTTAAAGTACGCTATCCAATCGTTGTTCATCCTTTGGTACCGACGATTAACTTTGTTTACGTCCCGGCATTTTTTAGAGCATGTCAAATACTTTGGGTGAGTGGAGGTAAATTTATCCCCACAAACAACACAGGCAACCCGTTTTTTATACATTAACGTCTAGGCTTGTGGTGTTCGCATGTCTCGACAGGACACCACCCACACAGCGGTGTAGGGTTAGGCACCCATTCATCTTTGTCGTAAGACATTGTTAGCCGATCTAACGGTTGTTCAAAGGATCTCCAAGCTTTATGTATGCCATCTCTAGTATACGACTCTTGAACAAAACTATTTTTCATACAGAATAATAGTCCGGCTTTTATCTTATTAACTTCAGGGAAACAAACAAACGCCATGAGCGCCATGAGTTTTAATTGTTTAGTGTCCGGGTATCTATTTGACCCCGTCTTGTAATCAATGATAAAAGCTTTGTCGCCGTCCACAATAACCAAATCGGCTATGCCTCGTACCCATCTGTTGTCGTCGCCAAAATCACACTGCTCCATCTTTCTAGTTAAGGCCATTTTATATTCGGGGTATTTAACTCCGGGTATAGCCACCAATGTGTCTACCATTTTCTTGAAGCGCATATAGTTTTTAGCTAGAGGTTTACCATCTCTGACATAAAGTTCTAATGCTTCATGAACTTCCTTCCCATAAATAGTTTGAGGGGTGTCTATGAATGAATAGTTTTTTAATATCCTTACTTCTTGATATTTTTTAGGGCAGTTGATGTATTCTTTTAGGGAAGAAAAACTCCACGTAAAGTCAGCCACTATCTTCCTTGGCCGCGATATTTTTTAAATGAATTACGAAAGCTTTTGTTCATCGTGGAAGTCTTGGCCACTCGTCCGCCCTGACTCGTTCGTTTGTGCACAGGCTCTCTTACTTGTTCCGTTTGTTTAATCTTTGCCATTAATCATTTTCCTTAAATAAAAAACATGGGGTGTTCTCACCTACATACGACCCCATCATGTTGTAATAGAAATGTTCCATTGCATCTTCTTCAGTCATATCATCTTCCCGCATAAGTTTGGCTATTACTTTTCTATAGCTATAACAAACCTTGTCTTCATTATCTATTCCCTTGACAACGCCTATTATGCAGTCATCGAAGTAATCCATTATCATTAACCCATCGTACATTTCGTGCAACATTATTTATCCTTGGTAAAAGTTTTAGGGTCTACCCCTACGAAGCCACAGGATTGTGGTTCAGTTATTTCAAATCCAAATACATCAGGGTGGTCGCCCGGTAGGTTGCTATACTCCGTTAATAAACAACTCGCCGCTTGGTATTCACTACAGTTTTCATGATAGTATTCTATCGCCGTCTGGCAGTCATTAAAATATCCAACGAATTCTAGATCGTCGTAGTTGCCACTAAGACTTACTGTTAGAATGAATGCACCTTCTGTTAAAGTCATATACTATTTATCCCACCAACGCTCGCGCTTTATCTCCGCAAGTAGCTGATTATAAGTTAATTTAGTTCTATCCTCTTCAAAATCTACGCTTAATAAATACCTAGGTCTCTTAAAATTATACACCGTATGTGCAACTTGCGTGTTAAATATGTAGTAGGTCTGTGGCCTGTATTTTAACTCAATAAACTTATCGGTCACATTACCGTGTGCTACATTTGCCCCTCGCTTTAAATTTGGGTTAAACATACAATGGCTTTCATCCCAGTTGTTTAACAACATGTTGACCCCAACTCCTCTGTCAGTATCAATATGCCAGTCATAATAAGTGTTGGCCTCTAACTTAATAATCCCGGCTCTAAACGGGTGCGCTCTGTATAAGTATTTCCACCAAGGATCAACTACCCAATCATCTTTTACTTCTATGGCTTTGAAATTATAATAGTCAACCCACGAATCTTTACGCGCAGTAATTGCTCGAAGGTACATCATCTCCGAAGCTATCGACTCGTCAGGTATCTTAAAATAATATTTAGCATTCGCCATAGTTTTTACCAAAATTCCCTTCGCACGTTACCGGCAAGCCTTTTGCCCATGACGGTGCCTTATTCATAGTCTGCATAATAAAATCTAAAGCTTTCTCTTTATCTTCTTCCGGCGCAACACACACCACTGCGTCATGCACAGTAAGTAGAGGTCTATATTTAGTATCAATAACGGTCATCTGTTGGCCAATAACTATCCTAGCCAATGCTTGAACTACGTTCTCTACGATTGCACCGCCCCAAATATTAATCTCTCCACGTCTTGATGTATAAGTATACCCATCATTCTTTAGCTCTAAGTTTGGGTAGCGTAAATACAATCCGTTGGGTAGTTTTAATCCTTCGGGTGTAACCAATACACAGTTCACTTTGCTTAAATAATAAGCAGGTTTATCTTTAGGCCAAGACGCCATAAATCTTAATGCACAGTCGCATTCTTTCCACAGTTTTACCACCTCATGGTTCACTTCTCGATATAGATTAACTAATCGCTTCGTAGCCTCTTCAGTCATTTCTACACCCGCATTAATCTTTAATACATCTCGCAGTTTCTTTGCCCCAGTACCATAGCCTAATCCCAAGATACAAGTCTTACCTACGGCTCGTTCGGTCTTATCTACCTGGGTCTTGTTATAAACTTTAGACGCAAACACTGAATACACGTCTTCCCCCCTTTCAAACTGTTTAAGTACGTCGTGTTGTCCAGCAAACCAGACTAGTATACGAGCTTCGATCTGCGAAGAGTCACAATTTATAATCACATGGTTGTCTGGGGGGAGAATAGCATTCTTCAATGCCTTTTGTTTCTTGTCGCGTGACGGTAAGTTCTGGAAGTTTACTTTGTCTGAACCGGCCCAACGTCCTGTATGTGCGCCATAATATTTCAAAGGTATAGGGAGTTGATTGTGGTTACGTTCGGCTATACCAATAAACCGCTCTATGCGAGTTTCTTCAATCGTAGATTTGGTGCCGAGTCTTACTGCACATAGCTCTTGTACAAAAGCGTTTGAGTGTTCACATAAAGCTAAAAACCCTTGGTCACCCTTGGCCAATGCATAAGTTTCTTTCCCTGTTGTTGGGCTTATCTTCATTGGTACTGGCACATTTAACTGTTCTAACACATTGGCAAACTGTTTATTACTTGCTAATCTTTTACGCACTTCTTCTACTTCACATTCAAGTTTGTCCGCAAGTGTTTGTAGTAGATTAAGCTTTTCACTCTTGACCTCTTTCAATCTATCCACAAGTAAGTCTGTGTCTAACTTTAACTCGGGTAAGATGTACATGCGTAACGTGATATCAATGAGCCTAAGTTCATTCGGAGCATAACTAATAGCGAGCTCTTTGAATAAATCGTAAGTGAGCTTTACGTCGTTCTTACAGTACACTCCGTATTGGCGTAGCTCATGGTCGCGAAAGTCTTCTATGCGTTTACCTTTAGCATCCAAGACTTCTGTGCCTTTTTCTCCTAGTTTGTAACGTTCAGCCAAAGCTTTGAGTGAACCTCCGGCATCCACTCCATGTATTGATCTTGCCATACACAGGGTGTCTAGGTATTTCATCGGCTCTGCGCCAAACTTCCATTTAAGAATAGCGCCATCAAACAAAGTGTTGTGACACAATAACATTGCATCGGCCCACGCGATGTCAGCTATGGCTTTTGCTACTGCCTCTTCTCCGGCATACCATTCTGTTTTTTTGTCATCTATTTTTATTGCTACACCAATGACTTGAAACCGCTCATCATTGATGTACTCTTCAGTTGTCATTCGAGATAGACTAAATCCCACATCGTAAAATGTTTCAAAGTCAATCGTTATTAGATTCAAGTTTTCCCTTTCGTTTTTTTATACAGAAACCGCTAATGTTCATTACTCCCATGTCTGATTCTATTGAGCAATACCACTTGCCCCCGTGGTTAATCTTTGCGTCCTTACCACACTCGCAACAAACCGCGGGGCCAACTCTATTATCTTCTTTAATAATTGCCATTACGTTAACAGTAAATAAAGCACGTAACCGGCCGTAGCAACGGCTACTGTATTAATGAAATACTCCAATACTTTATAGTCTTTTTTTGACAAAGAATGTAAGTCTTTCTCATCTTCATCAGGATCTTTATGTTCTTGAGGCCACACGGTCATGTCGTTCTCCTTATAGTTTATTAGCATAAAATGTATGCTCGTCCCGGCATTCAACTGAACACCATCGTCTCTTATCTTTTACTTCTCTTTCACACCACGTACATTTGCCGGTATCATTTTCTTCGACAGTCGTATCAACACTTTTTAGAGTTGCCTCTAAATGTCTCTGTACTTCGTTGTTGGCTACGTCTATCTCGTCGCTCATACCATGTGGCCTTTTGCCCACGGGCTTGTAGCCCTAGCCTGTTTTGTAGTCAATTTTGGCGGTAGTTTTAATCTCCCCTCTTTCTCAAATCGTTCCAACACACTGACGCCTACCCCCGCATACAAAGCGATTTTACCTCTAGTTGTCTTTGGGTTTTTCTCCATATATGCTAACGCTCTCGTTAAAAACTCTTGCTCTTTCTCATCTGAATAATGTCTACGTTTCACTGTCATCTATACCCTTCTCTAATTTTTTAATTTGTCTATTGGCATACCACACCATCTTTTTTAAGTCTTGGGCTTGGTTGCCTTTGTGTTTACATCTTAATAAATACTTACCACACTGCCAAAGTAATGGGTCGTCAGGGAAAAACTCCTCTAACACTTCTATCACTTCAAACTTGGTTATAGTGTAATGTGTTGGGTGGTTCACAACATCATCTTTTAGGTCTGCTCTCATGTTTTACTCTCCAAACTCATAACTCGTTTACCTTTAACATAATACTCTAACATCTCAATATTCGTCTCGTCAATAATTAATGAGATTCCTTGTTGCATACTTATCTCGCGTAAGTGTTTCTGTTGCAAGGCCGTTGCTTTGTTTCCATTGGCTTTACACTCGATCCCGATAAACTTACCTTTGTAACACGCAACGATGTCAGGTACACCACTCGCCCCATATCCTCCTGTTGAGGCATAGAAATAGTACGCACCAAGTTCCTTAAGCTTGGCACATACTTTCTGTTTTACTTTCTTTTCGGGTGTTGCCACTATGATTCTAGTGGCGGAAGTTCATTAGCTGATGGAGACTCATAGCCCACCATGTCGGGTAGGTGTGAACCATCCAATGTAAGTGGGGGTAGGTCATCAACTGTTGGGTTGTCGTATCCCGCGATTTCCGGAAGAACTGTTTCTTCTCCAAGATTTATAAGGTCAATGCCGGTGTCTTTTGATACCAGTGATTTAGCCTCTGACTCTGAGATAGTTTCAACTGTGACTACCGCGGGTGTTGACGCGGGTGCGGGTGTGGGTACATCTTGTTTTGATATATACACAAGCCCCCCAATTGCTACGATAACTGCTAATGCTATTGCGTTTTTCTTTGTTACTTGGTTCATTCACTCTCTCCATTTAATTAAAATAAAATACTGCTCTCTCTATTACACATCACAATTACCATTCGGACATCCATGAGATAGAATCTCGTCTGCAATGTCCTCTGATATTTGCTGATGTTCGTGTTTCTTTATTTCGGTTTCAAGATGTTCTACAAACTTCTCGTCTTTCATTATTACTGTTAGCTCTTCGATAATCCGATTAGCCTCCTCTCGCTCTTCACTGCCTATGCTATGTTTATCTAGTAAGGCAACGAAGTCCATGAGTAGTCTACGAACTTCGAGAAAAATATGGTGTGCCATTAACTCTCTCCGATTTTTATTGGAGTATCAGTATTATCCACAACTTGTATCATGTCAAGTTCTTTTGTTTCTTTTAGCCAATCCTTGAAGTCTTTGAATGAACGCTCGGGCGATACTTGGTTGTGCCATATGAGTTCTAGTATGCCACTCATGCCCCCGATGATTCCTAGTAGTTCATGTCGTTCGGCGTTCCAAATGTTTTGGTCTGCCCCAAAGTAGTCATAAATGTCTTGCTCTACATAATCAATCTTTTCTATACTCATCTCTACATCTCCTCTATATAAGTTTCATCTGCGACTATCTCTTCTACATACTTGCCTACTGAATAGTCATTAATTGTTTCATCATAGTCCACATCACAAATTACAAGATACATGTACCCGTACTCGTACCACTTCTCTCCGCCAACAGTAAACATCCTGACATTGTCACTGCGACAAGGGGTTACTTTAGGTTCACTCGCTTTCTTCCAAAAGTGTACATGGCTATCATCAACTGATTCTATATGTTCAATGATGAGGTCGTAGTCTTTAGATTTATTAACGCTGAACTCCTCCCCGTTATCGACTGATAAATAATAGCCGAGACCCAAAGCTTTTTTTACTGCGTCCTTGTACCCCAAGTAAGGTGCATCATAGTTCATCGTCTTCTCCTTCGGGGCTAAAGTCTATGACTATGCCCTCTATATATTTAACTCGATAATGGTCTCGGTTATATTCAAGCCCATCTTCCTTTGCCTCTTCTAGGTATTCATCTAGCATGTCGAACGCCTCTTCTTGGGTGTTGTATTCCGCACCCTCCCAAGCTGACATCCACTTGTCTCCTCCTCGATCGAAAGATTTTTTCATTTGCACATGGTACATTATGAGTTCCCCCTATACTGATAGTCTTCTTTATCTATAACCTCTTGTTCTGTCACCTCTTGAAACTCTGCTCTAACTTCAGCGTCTACCACTTCCCATGTATGGTCTTCGGTCGCAATTCTTTTTGCTTGAGTTGTACTTACCGCCATAACATCTATCGGTCTTACGTACTGCGTGATGTACACGCGATACGGCTTTAGTTTTAGTTTACTCATTGTTGTATCTCCTTTAATAAAATTTCCAATTCATCTTCGTCTTCGTTCCATAACTGTTCCCCATTATCCCCATGAGTATAATGGGGGCGGTGCTTACAAATTTCCCATATAAGCTTTTCTTTTTTTGTTTCAGGTGTGTACTTATATTTCATCATCACACTCCTCTATTTGTTTTAAGAGACTTTCAGCACACTCCATTCGTCCTACATGAATGTCGTATGAACCATCGCTCATCTCTTCTGTTCCGTTCACAACAGGGTCGTTGTGTTGTATTTCATTTACTAGCCATTGCTTTATTTGTTCTACTGTCATAACGCTATCTCCTTTTTAATTAAGTCCCATGCAATCGGGTACGGGTACCACGCAATTTCTTTTACCTCTTGCTCTATGTCTTCTTGCTCTTTCTTTGTAAAATTGTAAGGGGGTATCCAACACGTATCTCTATCTTCATCGTATAAAGTAAACCCCTTGTCTTGCATAAAATCACATTCTCTGTCAAATCTTTGGTCATCTGTAATATCTATTTTCATAACGCACCTCCGTATTCATCATAGATAGGTTCTTCACGCATAGCCTCGTAGACCTCCTCATAAAATTTGTCGACTTCTTTGTCCGATAACTCATAGTCTTGCTCATATCCATCGTCGTCCTCGTATGTTGCTATTGGGTAGATAGCGGGGAAACTCCCCCCGTCATCATGGTCAACATCATACAAAATATCTATCTGAACTTCTACTTCGTCTAGGGCTTTGTTAAATACATGCCCCGTTCCGTCCCAATTATTCGTATACCAACTTTTACTCATCTTCATCCTCCTCAATGTCTAGTCCATATTCATGTAGTAGGTCGTCAGCCTCCACATCGATTGACGGGTCGTTCTCTTTAATGAATGCCTTTGCGTGGTCTTCACTATCGAACAATTTGATCGAGCCGTCATCTTCACAAATAAACTCTTTGCCGTTTATCGATATGTCATTAATGAATCTGTATATCCTGTACTTCTTTGCTACTTTTGTTTCCATTGTCGTTCTCCTTTTTCTATACATGTTATGCAGACTACTTCGTCTTCTTTGAACAGGGTTCTATCCCCGTTGTCCCCAAAGAACTTCCCATCATTAAACAGGTAGTCCCCTTTATACTTGGTTGAGTCATTACATCTGTCGCATTTCATTTCCATTGTCGTTCTCCTTATAAAATATCTAAATGTAATTTTTGGTTCTTAATCTCATCGTCACTCAAACCCGCGTAAATATGTTCAGCAAAGTTAATCCGTCCCATCTTGTAGCCAGGATAATCCTTTGCCTCATTCCACACAGTTATCGGGGTGTCGTCTTTAAATTTACTCAATACTTTCTTTAAGTCGCTCACTGTATTTATCATGCTCACTCTCCTAGTTTGCGTTGTTGGAAACAGATTACTGTTCGCGTGATGTCCGATGAGTTGTTCATCTTGTCCTCATACTCCCTGAACCCCATGTCCCATAATATCTCTGCCTCACACAGTTCATAGTTGTTGTTTAGTTTCTGCCTCGTGGCGTACTCGGTCTTCACGTGTTGCTCGGGAAACTCCATGTCAATGTATCCGCCGTCTGCCCAATCAACTCCGCACAGTCCGTCAATGACATACATAATTCCTGTCGACCCTGTCGTTACTTCCTGAATCCCCTCAAACAGCGGGGCGAGTAGTTTGTGTTGTTCGAGAGGGACTAGGGCATAGTCCCCGTCGATAGCTAATGTGACCCACTTGTGTTCGGTAGTAATGAATGCAAACTCCTTTGTTAAGTTGCCGTAGTCGTCTTCTTGTTCTCTCATGAATATCTGAAAGTCCCAACATGACCATTTGTATGGTCTGATTTCTGTCTCTTCGCTCATTATTCTTTCCCCTCGGTTATATAATCTTCTATTAATTCACTTGGCAAATGCCTCTCCCACTTCCTTGTTTTCATAAATGTATCGGCAATAATATCTCTGCCCAAGTATCGGTTACCCATGAGTTCGGTCTTGACTAACTTTTCAAAGTCGAACTCCCCTTTCTCGTCCTCTTCTTCAGGATTCCAATCCTTGTACTCGGATGTCTCCATGACCTCTCCGTCAATCGCTAGACTGAACCATACATAGTCATCTATGTTCTGCTCGGCAAATATCTCCACTTTGACAAGATGGTTGTCCATCCATAGGTCATACTTTTTATAGTGGAGGTAGCTATTAAGCCTCGGGTATCCCTCTATTTGATTGGGGCTGATAGCTAACTCGTTCTTGGGTCTTTGTGATAGCTCATCATAATCCTCGACTATCTCGACTGACTCTCCCATATCACACTGTAACGAAGAAAAATCATTGGGTACTGTTGCAATCATGTAGTTCATGCGATTGACAAAGGCGTATCCCGCAACAAAGTATTCATCACTGCCCTCGCTACACCATGTCCAAATATATCTCCAAGCATTGTCTCCGTGTTTTGCCTCAATCTCTTTCACTCGGTCTGAATCTATCTCGACCAAGTCAGAGCCGTTCTCATCTGTTTCAAACTGATACTTATCTTCAAACTGTTTCCATGTCATTCTAATCATTATGATTCTCCTTGTAGTTAAAGTAGTCCGTCATCGTAATCGTCTTCGGGGTAATACGGGCGAGGTGCAACAACGGCATATTCTGCCTCACACGCCCGACATGCGACAGGTTCGCCATACCACCCTGTCGAGCCACATTTTGTTTTTGGTGTAGTTTCCGATGGTCTGCCCGACCAAGTGAGGTTAGGGCATTCCCCTTTTGATTTATTAATATCTCTCATTGGGTTCATTTGAATCTCCTTGTAGTCTTAATAATGCAAGTTTGTAATCAGTGCCTGACATGCGTCCGCCTACTAACTCCCATGCCTTTTCTCCCTCATATGAGGTGGAAGTCCACCCCATTATTTCGTCAAGTTCGTCTGTTATCATTACACTTCCTCCTCTAATAAAAGGCTATATTGTTCAAAGGTTCTTTGTTCATCCGCAATAAAATCATCTATATTTTTTGCGTCATCTTCAACCGCAGTTCCGCCAATGCCAAACTCATTGAATAATTCAATTTGCAATAAATATTTTTTAGAAAGCATCCATTTGCCAAAGTGGTATTTTTTTAATTCTTCTTTATTTTTACTAGCCTCTTCCCAACCAATACCATTTAAATAGTCTTCATCCGCAATTCTAGTATTTACCTGTATGGAATTTAATAGGGCGTTAATTTTTTTCAAGTTCTTTTTGTTTAATGTTTTCATTTTGTTTCCTTGTGTAGTTAATAAATTAGTAAAGCTACATAAGACATTACGCGACTATTTCAGACATGTCAACTAATACTTTAATTATTTTTAAGGTGGGTCAGAACAGATTTGGATACAAATATCAGAACAGAGGCACATACATGTAAAATTTAGTTTATCATATTGGCTCTCTGTGCGACTTTCTAGTAAGGGTTGATAGGTAAGGTTCAAGTTTACTTAAAGTGTCACTACGAGCCTTGTAGGTGCTATCTCGTTGATTTCATTGAATTTATAAGGTTTCGCTTTGTTCTGATTTCTGTTCTGACTTTTAATCTGTTCTAAACGTAAAGTAGAACAAATTTCTGTGGATTAACTTGTGGATAACTTTCGGTGCGAATTCCTTTAAACCCTTACTACTACTACTAATATTAAAATATTATATATATATAGAGTGCTGTATATTTTTTGTCTGTTCTGAATGTTCTGACTTTATTTAGAGCGATATGCTCACAGGCTTTTATGCCACACTGCGAAATCAAGGCTCTTGACTTTCGGAATCCTGAGAATTCCTATGTGTACTTTTAAAAGTCAGAACAATCAGAACAATCAGAACAAATCGATAAGTAAAACTTATCGTTAACCCAATGCCGATGGCGATGCCCTTTGATACCAG